GTATAAAGGAGATAATAATGAATTACGAATTAATTTATAATAAATTTATAGAATCAAGAAAACATAGAGAAATTCAAAGTGATGTGTACTACGAAAAACACCACATTTTACCTAAATCGTTAGGTGGTTCTGACGAAAATGAGAATTTAGTAAAATTAACAGCAAGAGAACATTATTTTGCTCATTTATTATTAGCTAAATTTGCAGGACATAAAATGGTTATAGCTTTATCATATTTTATAACTGACAACAATAGATATGGTGGTGGGGTTAAATATAAACCATCTTCCAGAAAAATTGGGAAAATTATAGAAGAAGCAAACAAAGCTAGAAGCCAAATTCTTACTGGTAGAAAATTTAGTGATAAACACAGACAAAATTTATCGAAGGCAAAAATAGGAATTCCAGCACACAATAAAGGTAAATCTAGAACAGAAGAAGCGAATAGAAAACAAAGTGAATCTATGAAAGGTAAAATCCCGTGGAATAAAAATATGCCAAAGGAAGAATACCTTAAGAAAAATCCAAACCACGTCAACCCTCCAAATATGACTGGTTATAGATGGATTAATAATGGGAAAGAGCAAACAAAGTTAAAACCAAATACACCGATACCAGAAGGTTGGGTGTATGGTAGAATAGATAATAAAGGTGATAATAATCCAATGAGGAAAAATAAAAATGACGTTTAAAGTTAAAAAAATTACTAAACCAGATTGGGCAGGCAATAGGTTTTCGCATTGTCAAGCGATTGCCCCTAATGCTAGCAGTTCTATTATTATGGGCAATACCAGCCCTTCAATAGAACCGTTTAGGGCAAATGCATATAGACAAGATACTTTATCTGGTTCACACTTGCATAAAAATCAATATTTAGATAAGATCATTAAGAAAGAAGCAGAATCTAAATCTGAAAATTGGTATAATGACACTTGGTCTAGTATTATTGCCAACGACGGATCGGTTCAACATCTTGATTGGATGGATGATTATACAAAGGATGTTTTCAAAACAAGTATGGAAATTGACCAACGTTGGGTTATTCAACATGCAGCTGACCGTCAAGAATATATTGACCAAGCACAAAGTTTGAATGTGTTTTTCCGTCCGGATAGTCATATTAAATATATTCATGCAGTACACTTTATGGCTTGGAAACTTAAACTAAAAACAATGTATTACTGCCGTTCTGATAAGATTGCAAAAGCAGATAAAGTTGCTAAACGTATTGAACGTGAAGTTATTAAAGAAATTGATTTGTCTGCAATGACTGGAGAAGAATCAGTTTGCCTTTCTTGTGAAGGTTAGTGAAGGTTAAAATATTATAAATAGTTCATAGGAGGAAATAATATGAACTATTTAAAAATATATAAAAACTTAATAGAATCTAGACAAAAAACTAGAGATTTAGAAAAAGGGGCAGATTATGAGATTCATCATGTATCACCTAGATGTTTAGGTGGTACCGATGAATCTTCTAATTTAGTTAAACTTACTTATAGGGAACATTATATTGCTCATTGGTTATTAATTAAAATATACCCTAATGAACCTAAAATACATTATGGGTTCTTATGTATGTTAAGAGACCCACACGGCTATAGAAAATTAACATCTAGAATGGTTGAAACTATTAAGAAAAATTATTCAGAATTCCAAAAATGGAATTGGAAAATTAATAATCCAATGTATAAACCTGAACTTAAGAAATTTCATTCAGAAAGAATGAAATTAAATAACCCCAATAAAGGGGGTACTTCAAATCACACGGCTTATCCAGTTGAAGTTATATTTGAAGATGGTACTAAACAAAAATTTGATTTTATGTTAGATGCAGCACATAAATTAAATGTACCTTATTCTTCGATGAAAGGTGCTAGAAAACAAGGCACAGCATTAAAGAAATATGGGTTTAAAAAAAGTATTAAAATTGAGGGCTAATATGGGAGTTTTAACCGAACTTACCAGAGAAAAACATAAGGAAGTTGAATCTTCTGATTTTGTTCAATATATGTTTTCTGGTAATATAAGTAAAGAACACTATCTTGAATATTTGGTTCAAATGTGGCATATATACAATACACTTGAATATTATGGCAAAATCACGGGTCAATTTTCCGGAATGAATGATTTACTTAGGGCTAATCATATTCTTAAAGATATTGATGAACTATGTAAAGATCTAAATCTTAGGTCGTATGATATATTGTTTGACATTTATGATAGCACAAATGAATATAAACAACACATTATAAACTTATATTATACAAATAAGCCTATGCTACTTGCTCATATATATGTAAGACATATGGGAGATTTATATGGCGGCAAGGCTATAGCCAAAAGAGTTCCAGGTTCGGGTTGGTCTTACTATTTTGAAAATAGACCAGCCATGATTGAAATTTTACAATCCAAAATGACCGAAGATCTACTTGAAGAAGCAATAAAAGGTTTTGATTTTTGTGGAAATATTTTTAGAGAACTAACTGAAAGACAAAATAATGGTAAAGAACAAATATAGATTAACAGATGAAAGAACCTTTTTCAAACCCTTTCAGTACCCTTGGGCTTATGATGCTTGGTTAAAACACGAACAAGCTCATTGGTTACATAGTGAAGTACCAATGATTGAAGATGTTAAGGACTGGAAAAAGAAACTAAATCAGCCAGAAAAAGATTTTCTAACTAACATTTTTAGATTTTTTACACAAGGTGATATTGATGTTGCTGGTGGATACGTTAAAAATTATCTACCATATTTCCCACAACCAGAAGTTCGTATGATGTTATTGGGGTTTGCCGCAAGAGAAGCATTACACATTGCTGCCTATTCACACTTAATTGAAACTCTTGGTTTACCTGAAACCACTTATAATCAATTTTTAGAATATCAAGAAATGAGAGATAAACACGATTATGTTACCGACATCTCTTCGAAAAATGGTACTATTGAATCAACTGCGACACACATTGCCGTCTTCTCTGCTTTTACTGAAGGCATGCAGTTGTTTAGTTCCTTTATTATGCTTCTTAATTTCCCTCGTCATGGTCTTATGAAAGGTATGGGTCAGATTGTTACCTGGTCTATTGTTGATGAAACAATGCATACAGAAAACATGATGTATCTATTTAAGACATATGTTAAGGAAAATCCAGAGATTTGGAATGACGAACTTAAATCTAAAATCTATACTATTGCAGAAAAGATGGTTGAACTAGAAGATAAGTTTATTGATCTATCATTTGCTAATGGTGATATGCGCGATCTAAAAGCAGAAGAAGTTAAACAGTATATCCGCTATATTGCAGACCGTCGCTTGATTGGCCTTGGTATGAAAGGTATCTTCAAGGTTAAACGTAATCCTTTACCATGGGTAGAAGAAATGATTAATGCTCCTGTTCATGGTAACTTCTTTGAAAATCGTGTTACTGATTATGCCAAAGGTTCTTTATCTGGTGATTGGAATGATGTATGGGGTAAAGCATAGTGACAGATTTAGATTATGTAAAATATATTGCCGAAATTGCAAAACAGGTTGAATCGGAAGATATTATAGATTGGGGTATGTTATCTATTGATGAAAATGAAACTTATGAATTTGTTGCTAATAGTGTATTATCTCAGTTTAATAAATATAATGATTCAGAACGTGAAGTTATGATTGCCACAATTACTAAGCTTGTGGTTGAAAATTTTGTGCTACATTTAAAATTACAACAACAAGGAAACTAAAATGGCAGTATTAAAACACTTCGACTGCGATCATTGCGGGTCGGAAGGAAAAATAACAGTTAAGGGCGACGAAATTGTTCTATCCGATATAGTATATTGCCCAGTATGTGGCGGCGATATCTACGAAGAAGAAGATTTTGATGAAGACGAATGACATGGATTTATAAAGATGAACCTTTGGAAGAAATCCCCGAAGGTTCATACTCTTTTGTTTACTTGATAACTAATTTAATTGACGGAAGAAAATATATAGGTAAGAAGCTTTTCTGGTTTACCAAAACAAAAGTTGTTAAGGGTAAACGAAAGAAAGTCAAAAGCGAATCTGATTGGAGAGATTATTGGTCATCATCAGAAGAGTTAAAAGGCGATATCCAGAAGTTAGGGAAAGAAAACTTCCGAAGAGAAATTCTACACATTTGCCCAAACAAGGGGACGGCGTCTTACATGGAAGCCAAAGAACAGATGATAAATGAAGTTCTTGAGCACCCAGACCTATGGTATAATGGCCAAATCCAAGTAAGAGTTCATAGGAATCATATTAAAAAATGATAATCTTAATGTTTGCAACAGCCCTGATACTTTCGGGTATTGCTGCGTGGTATGCCATTGCCGGTCTTATGGCTATATTTGCCGCAGCGGCGATTCCTATTGCTATTATGGGCGGGACATTAGAAGTATCTAAGTTAGTTGTTGCATCATGGTTATACCATAATTGGAAAGAAATTCCAAAATTATTAAAATCGTATTTTGTTATAGCATTATTTGTTTTAATGACTTTAACAAGTATGGGTATCTTCGGATACCTATCAAAGGCACATTTAGACCAAGCAGTACCAACCGGAGATGTGCAAGCAAAAATCTCATTAATAGATGAGAAAATAAATCAAGAAAAGGAAATCATAAATGAATCTCGTAAAACGCTTAATCAGTTGGATCAGCAAGTTAATGAAACCATGGCTAGGACAGCAACCCAGCAAACCGACAGAGGTGTCCGTAGATCCGTCAATCTTAGAAAAGCACAAGCAGAAGAACGAAAACAGCTCTACGAAACAATCAGTTCAGCCCAAGCCAACATCGGAAAACTCAACGAAGAAAAAGCGCCATTATCATCGCAAATCCGCGAAATCGAAGCCGAAGTCGGACCAATCAAATACATCGCCCAACTCATCTACGGAGACCAAATAAACGAAACTTTGCTTGAGAAAGCAGTTCGTATTGTTATATTAATGATTGTTGTAGTATTTGATCCGTTGGCGGTACTTATGTTAGTTGCCGCCAACTGGTCTTTGAAACGTAGAAAACAACCTAAAATAGATTCAGATAAAGATTCTACTGAAAAATTTTTTAGTGACGGTAAACAACTAGCAAAAGCAATTGATGCCAATGAAGGTAAGTTTCCAACAAAAGACGATAAACGTACACAAAGTATAATTGATTCTCTATATGATAAAGAATATGGTGATTATCTTGAGTATCTAGAAAAAACAAAATCTCAAACCAAAACTGAATGGTCCCCTGGTCTGCGAATAAAAGAGACCGAAACAAATCCTGCCGACACCGGCAAAGACTTTGAGAAACCGCTAGAATATGATTCCCACGGTAGATTAATGACCGCCACGAAAAATTCCAAAAAATAATTGTTTACATTAAATGTGTTTGTTGATATAATTATCCTAAATCAATAGGAGATATATTATGCAAACGTATGAAATAGCCAGAGAAATTTCAAAAATGAGTAATGACGACATGCAATTACTCATTAGAGAAATGTTGTTCCTTTCGGAAAATAAAGCACAGACACTAGCTTTTCTTTTGGAAAGCGAAATCTTAGATAAAATTGACCACACCATGCAACCATAGGAGATGAAATGAAAGCACTTGATAAAAACTTTAAACTTCATAAAAAATATAAGCGGATTCTGGCTTCACTTGAAACTAAGGAAGAAAGACGCATTTGGAAAGATGCATATATTTCAGCTGAACAGAATGATAACCCTAAACTGACTATGAACTATGATGTAAGTCCATCAGGTAAGATTCCACGTCGTGTTACGGAGAAACAAAATGAAAATGCATAATGTTAATGAATTGGCGACAGAAGAAGGTAAGACCTTTATTAAGAATATTCTTACTCAAGGTATAGCAGAAATCACTTTCACTAAAGTTGATGGAACAGAAATGGTAATGCACTGCACACTCCAAGAATCCATTATCCCTGCC